AGAATTTATAAGATGTATAGCATCTTCCCAACAGAAATAAGTGCTATTGATCTAAGTTATGAGACTACAGATACTGTAGAACAGTTTGATGTAACATTCCAGGTTCAATGGTTCGAAATTGCTAATACTCTGCAGTCTGCCGGAGGAGCTGTTGGATCGAAGGTTATTGCAACACCGCAGGCAAAGCAGGTTACTAACACAGTCGTTACTAAGAAACCATAATTACTAATTATTGATGAACTAAATACTAAGAGGTAATAATCTTAGAATATATTGATATGACTGCCAGATTATTTGGTTTCTCAATTGAGGATACAGAAAAAACCCCTTCCGGTGTAGTATCTCCGGTCCCTCCTAACAATCAGGATGGATCGGAACACTATATCAGTAGTGGGTTTTTTGGTTCTTATGTAGATATTGAAGGTGTCTATAGAACCGAGAATGATTTAATAAGAAGATATCGTTCTATGTCACTTTATCCTGAATGCGACAGTGCTATTGAGGATATTGTAAATGAAGCTATTGTAACAGATACTCATGATACTCCTATAGAAATAGAACTTTCAAATCTCAAGGCCAGTGATGGTATTAAAGAGAAGATTAGAGAAGAATTTAAGTTTGTTTGTGAGCTTTTAGATTTTGATAAAAAAGCTCATGAGATTTTTAGAAATTGGTATATTGATGGTAGATTATATTATAATAAAGTAATTGATCAAAAAGCTCCACATGAAGGAATTCAAGAATTAAGGTACATTGATGCATCTAAGATGCGTTATGTACGTCAATTGAAGAAAAATAAGAATGGTAATGGGAATCAGCCTCAGTGGGCTCAAGAACAAAATCCAGCATCGGTTTATGATTTTCCAGATATAGAGGAATATTTTGTTTATACTCCTGGAAGTTATGATAAGGTTGGAAATGCTAATACTTATGGTGGAGGAGCACAAAATCCCCAAAAAGGGGTAAAAATGACTCGTGATTCTGTCACTTATTGTACTTCAGGTCTTGTAGATAGAAATAAAGGTACTACCCTCTCTTGGTTACATAAAGCTATCAAACCAATCAATCAATTGATGATGATTGAGGATAGTCTGGTAATTTATCGTCTATCAAGAGCACCAGAAAGAAGAATTTTCTATATTGATGTAGGTAATCTTCCAAAAATTAAGGCAGAACAATACCTTCGTGATGTTATGCAGCGTTATAGAAACAAGTTAGTCTATGATGCTAATACTGGTGAAGTCAGAGATGATAAGAAGTTTATGTCCATGATGGAAGATTTCTGGTTACCTCGCCGTGAAGGTGGTAGAGGAACAGAAATTACTACTCTTCCAGGTGGTCAGAATCTTGGAGAAATTACTGATATTAACTATTTCCAAAGAAAACTTTATAGGTCATTGAACGTTCCTGAAACTAGAATTGAAGGGGAAGGTGCTGGATTTAGTCTTGGCAGATCATCTGAGATATTAAGAGATGAAATTAAGTTCAGTAAGTTTGTAGGTAGAATGAGAAAGAGATTTTCTCATCTCTTTAATGACTTGCTGAAGACCCAATTACTCCTGAAGAATGTAATTACTCCAGAAGATTGGGATAGAATGGAAGATCATATTCAATATGATTTCCTCTATGATAATCACTTCTCTGAATTGAAGGATGCGGAATTAACTACTGAAAGATTGAATCTAGCATCTTTGGCTGAACCTTATGTTGGTAGGTATTATTCTCAGGATTATGTGAGACGTAAGATTCTTCGTCAGTCTGACGAGGAAATTATTGAACAGGATAAGTTTATTGATAAAGAAATTAAGGACGGCACAATTCCAGATCCAGCATTAATGGCTATGGACGATGCTTTAATGGGTGATCCTGGTAATGGCGCCAATGCTATCCAAAATACATCAATTCCAAAAGATCCAGATCCAGCTAGATTAGCACCTAATAAATTACCTCAAGGAGGAGAAATTTAATATGATGATGGAATATAATTATAGTCATTCTTATGATACTAAATAATCTTTGAAGCTATAACTTTAAAAAATGGATGAACTGATGGATACTTTGATGCAGGATGATGTTTCGGCCTCAGATGCAAGCGATAAAATTAAGGATATTCTTTTTCTAAAGAGTGCAGAAAAGATTGATGGAATTAAATCTGGTGTTTCTAATTCTCTTTTTAATCAGGATGTAGATTTAGATGATGAATCGGATGCAGAGGCAGAATCTAACGCTGAAGTGGAAGCGGAAGTAGAAAAAGCAGCTGCTGTTATTTCTGGCGAAGATCAGTATTCTCCAGAATCTTAATATAATAAATAACTAGAAGGACTATTGTAATTTAGATTAATGGCATTACAACCAGTTGGGAGTGGAGCTTCCATAGCAATTGCCGCAGGCAGCATTACTGCCGGGTCATATCAAGCTCACCAATCAGATAGTATGAGATTTTCAACTGATGGAAGTGCCTGTCATATTGCAGTAGGAAACACTCACACCGCAGCTACAACAGATTTTTATTTGGCTAGTGGTCAAAGTACCACTATCAATATTGGAAGACCTTCATCTCAAAGAGTTGTGGGAATTACAACTAGTGGAGCAACCACTATTATTGATTTTCCAGAAGGAACTGGTTGTCCATTTTATGTGGGCCAGGTAGTTAGTTTAACTGTAACAGGTGGAAGTCAAAATTATTATGAATTTAGTGATAAAACTGTTGCTAGTGTTAATACTACAGCAGGAGTTAGTGGTTATTTTGGAACCAGAATTGTAGTTAATAATGATTATGGGGTTGGTATTGCAACAGCATTTAAAGGTAATAACAACACCACTGTTCCTTACGCTGAATTGAGGGATCAAGTTATTGTAGGTAATAGGGGAACAGGTGGTGCTGGTGCCCTTTACTTCCAACAAGTTCAAACGACAGGAGACTCCTGATGAAACTCATTAGAGAAGAAATTGAAACTGTAGATTTTATCGTTGAAGAAAAGAACGGTAAGAAAAACATGTATATCGAAGGCATCTTCTTGCAAGGTGATCTTCAAAATAGAAATGGTAGAATGTATCCTATGGCAACCTTGAGAAAGGAAGTCTCTAGGTATAATGAAAACCACATTTTAAAAGGAAGAGCACTAGGAGAACTCGGTCACCCAGAAGGCCCTACTGTCAATCTTGATAGAGTTTCCCATAAAATTGTTTCACTTAAAGAGAGTGGATCAAACTTTATAGGAAAAGCAAAACTTCTCAACACACCAATGGGGAATATCGCTAAGTCTCTTATTGATGAGGGTGTAAAACTTGGTGTTTCTTCTAGAGGTATTGGTTCTTTGAAGCCAACCCGTGAAGGAATTCAGGTAGTTAGTGATGACTTTATGTTGTCAACAGCTGCTGATATCGTTGCTGACCCTTCTGCTCCTGATGCATTTGTTGAAGGAATTATGGAAGGAAGAGAGTGGGTATGGGATGGTGGTGTTCTTAGAGAACAAAATGTAGCCAAAATCTACAAAGAAATTAACACCCTGGTTACACAAAAACAACTTGATGAGAAAAAAGTAGATCTGTTTACTGATTTTCTCAATACTCTATAGGTATCTTTGCACCTATAAAATTTCATTATTTATAAATAAATATAGTTTTAATAAAGCTAAATCGGAGAATCAAAAATGTCTCGTGGTACGAAATTACAGGAAATGGAACAGTCTAAGACTGCCGTGAATGCTAACGCTGTTCCTGGCGATCAAGCCTTGGAAAAAGTAAAGCCTATCACACCAGGCCAAGGAGCCTCGTATGAGGACCTAGGTGGACCTACACCTGAAAACTACAGTCCTACTAATGACTCGGCTAAAATCAGTGAGCCGAAGATCAAGACTGTACATGATGTAGTCAACAAAAACGCCAAATCTGGTTCATTACCGAAAGATCTTAAATCAGGAGATGAAGTAGAAGTGGAAGATTCACAAGAAGTTGTGGCTGAAGAGCCCACTGAAACTCCTGAAGAAGTAGTTTCCGAGCAAGAGACAATTGAAGTTAACATCGAAGATGATGTTAATGCACTTCTAGGTGGAGAAGAACTCTCCGAAGAGTTTAGAGAAAAAGCTAAGGTTGTTTTTGAAGCAGCTCTAAATTCTAAAGTTGCTCAGATCCAGGAAACCCTGGAAGCAGAACAACAAGAAAAGATTTCTGAGGCTAAGGCGGAGATGAGAACATCTCTAACTGAGCGTGTTGATTCTTATCTGGAATACGTTTCAGAAGAGTGGATGACCGAGAATCAACTAGCTATCGAGCACGGTCTCAAAACAGAAATGACTGAATCCTTCTTAGGAGGTATGAGGTCACTATTTGAAGAACATTATGTATCAATCCCTGAAGAAAAATATGATGTACTTGAGAGTATGGTAGAAAAACTTGATGATATGGAAACAAAACTCAATGAGCAAATTGAGAAGAATGTTGGCTTGAATAAGAGACTCGCAGAGTCTGAGGCTGATGGCATTCTATCTCAGGTTTCTGAAGGATTAGCATCCACTCAGAAAGAAAAGCTCGCTACACTTGCTGAAAGTGTTGAGTTTGGAAGTGACGAAGAATATCGTGAGAAGTTGGAAACTTTGAAGGAATCTTATTTCCCCAAAGCAGCTCCAACCGCTAAATCCAGTTCACCACAAACCCTTTCCGAAGGTGTAGATAGCACTCCTGAGCCTGTAAGTGGCACTATGGATCGTTATCTTAAGACGATGGGCGCATTTAGCAAGTGAGTTAATTATTAATTCAAACGTAAACACAATTAGGTAAAAACGCAATGTTCCAATCCGAACACTTGCAGGAAAAGTGGAAGCCCCTTCTAGACTATGAAGGTCTTGATCCAATCAAAGACGCTCATCGTAGAAGTGTTACCGCTGTCCTGCTGGAAAACCAAGAAAAATTTCTAAAAGAGGAAGAGTCATTTAACAATGGCATCAACCTCATGGAAGCTGCTCCAACCAATTCTACTGGTTCTGCAGTTGCCAATTTCGATCCTGTCTTGATCTCCTTGATCAGACGGGCAATGCCAAATCTGGTCGCTTATGACCTAGCTGGTGTTCAGCCAATGAGTGGTCCTACTGGACTAATCTTTGCAATGAGGTCCAGATACACTAATCAGACTGGTACTGAAGCTCTGTTCAATGAAGCAGATTCAGCCTATGCTGGTCAGGGTAGTGGATTTGACCTTACTGGTGGTATGTCTGATGCAGCCGCTGGTATTGGTACTACTTCACAGTCAGGTGTTAACCCATCTGTTCTGAACCCAGTTGGTACTGCTACATCTACATCTTATAACGTTGGTGAAGGTATGACTACCGCCAACGCTGAAGCGTTGGGTGATGCTACCGGCAATGAGTTCAACCAGATGGCCTTCTCGATTGAGAAAGTCACCGTTACAGCTAAGTCCAGAGCACTGAAAGCTGAGTACAGTCTAGAACTGGCTCAAGACTTGAAAGCCATCCACGGACTAAACGCTGAGGCTGAACTGGCTAACATCCTCTCTACTGAGATCCTCGCTGAAATCAATAGAGAAGTTATCAGAACTATCTACAAGGTTGCAGAACAGGGTGCTGTTTCTAACACCGCTAACGCTGGTACTTTCGACCTTGACATTGACTCCAATGGTAGATGGTCTGTTGAGAAGTTCAAAGGACTTCTATTCCAGATTGAAAGAGACGCTAACGCGATCGCACAAAGAACTCGTCGCGGAAAAGGGAACATGGTTCTCTGTTCAGCTGATGTGGCTTCTGCTCTTACAATGGCGGGTATCCTGGATTACACCCCAGCTCTTAACTCGAACCTGAACGTTGATGACACTGGCAACACCTTTGCTGGTACTATCAATGGTAAGTTCAGAGTTTACATTGACCCTTATGCAGCTAACCTAGCCGCAGCCAACACTGCTACTGGCAGTGGTAACCAGTACTATGTTGTTGGTTATAAAGGTTCTTCACCTTATGACGCAGGACTATTCTATTGTCCTTATGTACCTCTCCAGATGGTACGCGCTGTTGGTGAGAACACCTTCCAGCCCAAAATCGGCTTTAAGACTCGTTATGGTCTTGTTGCCAATCCATTCGCTGAAGGTACAACCGAAGGTTCCGGTAGGCTCAGAGTTAATAGCAACCGCTATTACAGAAGAGTTGCTGTCAAGAATCTTATGTGATTTAGATGGATATATTCCATTCGATTCCAAAGATCTCCTTCGGGGGGTCTTTTTTTATGTTCTATCATAAATAAAAGAAAACTATCGAAAAATGCCTTATCATATTAAAACCCCAGGAAAATTAACTGGAGATGTATATTGGAAAGGTGACAATACCTGGACAGAAACATATAATGATAGAAAGCAATATGATAATAAATCAGATGCTGATGCTCAGGTTGATACTACTCACACCGAGACACTAGGAAATAAGACTATTACTTATACTCCTGTATGGTGGAAAAATTCTACTGTAGTAACGGAGTAAGATGATGAAAAAACTTTCAGAGTTTATGGAGTTAGCTGAAGAATCTGGTACTACATCATATCAATCACATCTAGCCTCCAAGGCTCCTCAATTTTGGAAGAAAAAGAGGGAATTGCCTAATCTAGGTCTTCGTGATAAGGCTAAGTCTTTGATTCAAAAATTAAGATCAAAAAAGGAAAAATCTTCTAAATCTTCTGAAGATTATTACACTAAACCTACTCAAAAAGCTTTGCCATCTGGCAAATCTCAAAAAGCTTTGCCATCCGGCAAAGATAGATCAGTTAAAAAGGTTAATGTAAGAGTTGTTGGTGGGGAAAAGAAAAAAATCACTGGTACTCCAGAAAGAAAGAAACTTACCCCTCAGAAAAAATCCATTGCTGGAGGTAGCAGTTCTATTGTCAAGAGAACATCAAGTGATATTACTAAAGGTTGATAATGGATACTAAAGTTAGACCCAATACTACAAAAAAAGCTTTATCCAGACAAATTAAGGATAGGAATTTTCTGCAGCCTATTGGATTTCAATTTAGTGTGGTTAGAGCGCCTAAAGTTAGTTTTTTTGGGAATGCAGTAAATATTCCAGGAATAGAAGTTGGAGTGACTGAACAGCCAAATTATTTGCGCACTCTTCCTATTCCTGGAGATATGATGGAGTTTCAAGATTTGAGTTTAAAATTTCTTGTAGATGAAAATCTGGAGAATTATATAGAAATTCAAAATTGGATAAGAGGAATAGGATTTCCTGAAAGTTTAAGTGAGATTTATAAGTTTCAAGATCAAAAAGATTTAATGAGACAGCCAGATAAATCCACAATGAATTTATATTCTGATGGAACTTTACAAGTTTTAAGTAACATCAGTCTTCCTAAATTTAAAGTTCAATTTAGAGATTTATTTCCTTACTCTCTTTCTACTATTGAATTTGATGCTGGTGTATCAGATATGGAATATGTGACAGCAGAAGTTATTTTTAAATATTCTCTATACACTATAGAAGCCATAGGCAGTGGTCATTGTCCTTAATATAAAATTGTTTTATGATTAATTTGAATGAAATTCAGAGTATGTGGGAAAAGGATTCAAAGATAGATAGAGATAATCTACACGAAGAATCATTAAATATCCCGATGCTTCATGCTAAGTATCATGACTTATATAATAATCTTATCCTTTTAAGAAAGAAGGCTGAACAACAGCGTAAAAATATTCGTCATGAGAGATATGAATATTTCAGTGGGAAATCAGACCCTGAAGTATATGCCGAGAATCCTTTTCCAAAGAAGATAAGAGATAAAGATACTATGCAAAAATATATGGATGCTGATGGAAAGCTTTCTGATGCATCCTTAAAGATAGGTTATTATGATACAATGTTGGAGTATTTGGAAAGTATTCTTAAACAGATAAGCAATAGAACTTATCAGATAAAGAATGCTCTCGATTTTATGAGATTTAGTGCTGGGTTGGGGTAACATAAATACATTTGGTGAATACTTTGTGTATGAGTCATTTGGTAATTGAGAAGGTGAACGAAGTTTACCTCAAGATCGTTACAGAGCCACATGTTGAACGTGAGTTAAGAGATAGGTTTACCTTTGAGGTGCCTTCTGCTAAGTTCATGCCTCAGTACAGGAATAAGTACTGGGATGGATTCGTTCATCTATACAATCTTAAGACTAAGAGAATTTATGTTGGATTGTTAGATAAGATTGTGGCGTTCTGTGAAAATCACAATTATACTTATCAATTCAAAGATAATAAGTTTTATGGTCTTCCTTTTGAAATCAATGAGATGGTCTCAAAAGAAGGAGTTAAAGATTATATAAAATCTATTACTACATTCAAAGCAAGGGACTATCAAATAGATGCTGTTTATGATGCATTAAGATATAATCGTAAGCTTCTTATATCTCCTACAGCTTCAGGTAAATCTTTGATGATTTATGCTATTGTGAGATATTTTGTAGCCAAACATCAGAAAATTTTATTAGTAGTTCCTACCACTTCTTTGGTGGAACAAATGTATAAAGATTTTGAAGATTATGGATGGGATCCACAAAATCATTGTCATAGAATTTATCAAGGTAGAGAAAGAACTAATACTAATGAAGTTACTATAACTACTTGGCAATCAGTTTATAATTTGGATAGAAGCTTCTTTGAGGATTATGATGTCATTATTGGAGATGAGGCTCATCTTTTCAAAAGTAAGTCTCTTGTCAATATTATGGACAAGTTGCATCATGCTAAGTATAGGTATGGATTTACCGGCACTTTGGATGGCACACAGACTCATAAATGGGTATTAGAGGGATTATTTGGACCTTCTTATAAAGTAACTTCATCCAAAGCTTTAATAGATCAAGGATATCTTTCTCAATTGGATATTCAATGTTTAGTTTTAAAATATAAACCTCAAAAGTTTGAGACTTATGAAGATGAAATACAGTTCTTAATTAGTCATCCTAAAAGAAATAATTTTATAAAAAATTTGGCATTAGATTTAAAAGGTAATACACTTATATTATACAGTAGAGTAGAAACCCACGGCCAGATACTTTATGAGATGATAAATAATTCTGTACAGAATGGAAGAAAGGTTTTCTTTGTTCACGGTGGAGTAGATGCTGAAGAGCGAGAATCGGTTAGAGAAATTACAGAAAAAGAGAACAATGCTATTATTGTTGCTTCTTACGGCACTTTCTCTACAGGTATTAATATTAAGCGGTTGCACAACGTCATCTTTGGTTCACCATCCAAATCCCGCATTAGAAATCTCCAATCCATTGGTAGAGTCCTCAGAAAGGGAAAGGACAAAGTAAAGGCTAAATTATACGATATTGCAGATGATCTAACTAAAGGATCAAGAAAAAATTATACTTTAAACCATTTTATTGAAAGAATAAAAATTTATGTTAAAGAACAATTTAATTACGAGATAATATCAATTGACATTAAAGATTAGAAAGGGAGAAAACTATTTTGATTGAGGATAATTTTTACGCAACAATTAAATTTAAATCTGGTGAAGAAATATTTGCTCAGATAACAGCTTCTGAAGAAGAAGATAGAACTATGTTGCTAGTATCTAATCCTATAACGGTAGAAGAAGTGAGGATGAAAGGAAGAACTTGTGGTTATAAATTCGAACCCTGGCTAAAGACTACAAAAGAAGATTTGTTCGTTATCGATTTAGATAATGTTCTTACTATGTCTGAATCAGCTGATGTGGAGATGATTTGTTATTATCAAGATTTTATTCGTAGACATAATAAAGATTCTAATACTAAACTAGATAGAAAAATGGGTCATCTAGGAAGTGTAAATGACGCTAAGAAGCTTCTAGAAGAACTTTTTAATATGAATCCAGCTTCTAAAGAATAGCGAACCTATCCTTTCATTGTGAACAAACCTATTCTATATGGATTTTAAGGACTTGTCAACTATTAAATAACATGGTATACTATTACTCATATAAGTAATTATATTGATGAAAAGAGCTAAAAGGTCCGAACATTATGTGAATAATAAGGAGTTCCTTAATGCTCTTGAAAATTACTTTGCTGAAATAGAAAGGGCTAAGTTAGAAGGAAAGCCTAAGCCTGTCATTCCCAGATACATTGGTGAGTGTTTTTTAAAGATTGCTAACCATCTATCATATAAGCCAAACTTTGTGAATTATATGTTTAAGGATGATATGATATGTGATGGAATCGAGAATTGCGTAAGATATATTCATAACTTCTCACCAGATAAGAGTAAGAATCCTTTTGCTTATTTCACTCAAATCATTTATTATGCTTTTCTTCGGAGGATCTCACAAGAGAAGAAGCAATTGGAGATTAAGAATAAGATTTTAGAGAAGACCAATTTTGATGAAGTTTTTGATTCTAATGAAGCTGATGCATCCAATTATAGTGAATACAACCAAATAAAAGATAATGTCTATAGTAAGATGAGGTATCAATGAAAATAGATTTATATGGATGGATCGAGAAATTGAAGAATTCATTGAGGAATGTTATTTGACTTGTGACTTGATAATTGGTGATTGTATTAAACTCTCTAGAGAGTTAGAAGATAATTTTATTAACTGTACTGTCACCTCACCCCCATATAATAAACATAGTGTTGGATCCACCAAAGAATCTTTGGTCAAAGAGTATATCCCCGGAAAACAAAGCAATGGTGTTTTTCGTAAGATTGAATACGATTCCTTCAATGATAGTCTCCCAGAGGATGTGTATCAGGAACAACAAGTAGAGTTGTTGGATACTCTCTATGATAAAACAGTTCCTGGTGGTTCTCTATTTTATAATCATAAAGTTAGATACTTGAAGGGAGATTGTATTCACCCTATTGAGTGGTTGAGGAAGTCCAAGTGGCATATTAGAGAAGAACTCATCTGGACTAAATCAACTGGTACAGAAATCTCTGGATATAGATTTACTCAGTGTGAGGAAAGAATCTATTGGTTATGTAAGGGAGATAAACATCCAAAGATGTCTAGAAAGTGTGCTGATTTTACTTCAGTATGGAAGTTTCCTCCTGATGTAAAGAATTCACATCCAGCACCATATCCTCTTGTATTGCCTTTAAGGTGTATTGAGGCTGTGATGTCAGAGCCAGGTGTTGTCCTTGACCCCTATTCTGGTTCAGGAACAACAGGTGTGGCAGCCACACTACTGGGCCACGACTACATTGGATTTGATCTCTCTGAGTGTTATAGTGGAACGGCAAAAGAGAGGATTGAAAATCCAACAAAAAGGGATATTGAAAACTTCCGTAAGTATTCAGACTCTAATCCACAAATTAGTTCATTTTTAGATGATTTCTTTTATTAAAGTTACTCACCTCTGGAAAAAGTTTAGCAGTAGACCATAACCATGAAACTGGCAAAGTTAGGGGATTATTGTGTAAAAATTGTAATATTGGTTTGGGAATGTTTTTAGATATCATTGACTTTCTTGAGTCTGCCGTGTTATACTTGAAATCTAGCTAAGAGTTATTATGCGTATTGGCCTAATCAGTGATACCCACTTCGGTGCGCGTAAAAATTCTAAACTCTTTCATGATTATTTTGAAGAGTTTTATAAAAATGTTTTCTTTCCTACCTTAGACAAGGAAGGTATTACTACGGTATGTCATTTGGGTGATTGTTTTGATAGCCGTAAAGGGGTAGATTTTTCTGCATTATCATGGGCTAAAAGTGTATTCTTTGACCCATTAAGAGAAAGAGGAATTTCTTTACATCTTATAGTAGGTAATCATGATGCTTATTATAAAAATAGTAATAAGATAAATTCTATTGATTTGTTATTGAGAGAATATGATAATGTAAAGGTATATTCTGAAGTTGAGAGTGTGCTGTTGGGTGATCTAAATGTTCTTTTTATTCCTTGGATTAATTCTGAGAATGAAGAGATGGCTTTGGGATTGATTGAAAGATCAAGTGATCCTGTGTGTATGGGACATCTTGAACTTAATGGATTTTATGCTACACAAGGACATGTTCACGAAAATGGGATGTCTATGGATCCTTTTGAGAAGTTTCAGAAGGTTTATAGTGGACATTTTCACATCAGATCTAATAAAGGAAATATCTATTATTTGGGCAATTCTTATGAGATGTTTTGGAATGATTGTGATCATACGAGAGGATTTCATATTTTCGATACAGAAACTTTAGAACATACCCCTATTGATAATCCTTATAAATTGTTTTATAAGATATATTATGAGGATACTCCTTATCAGACTTTTGATGCTAGGGAGTATGAGAATAAAATAGTTAAGGTTATTGTTAAGAAAAAAACAGATAAATTTGCATTTGAAAAATTTATTGATAATCTTTATTCTGTAGGAGTTGCTGAATTAAAAGTAGTTGAGAATTTTCAATTAGTGGAATCTGAAGATTTTGATGTCGAGGAATCCGAGGACACTCTTTCTATTTTGGATAGATATATTTTAGAGTCAGAAACAGAATTGGACAAGTCCGTTATTCAGAAAATGATAAAGGAAATTTATCAAGAATCTTGCGAGATGGTATAATGTACATTATAACTATAAAAGGAAAGGAAAGAGAGGGAGCCTATTCTGTGACAGATGATGATGAAGATCAAGTTCTTTATATTTTTCAAGAGGAAGATGACGCTACTCGTTATGCCTTACAATTAGAGGATATGGATTATCCTGAAATGAAAGTTATTAAAGTTGAAGATGAGGTAATGATTAAAACTTGTGAAATGCATGGCCACAGGTATACTATTATTACTCCCAATGATATCGTAATTCCCCCATTAAAACCACATGATTATATTTGAGACGATAAGATGGAAAAATTTTTTAAGCACCGGCAATCAATTTATTGAACTTAAATTAAATAAAAATTCTACCACACTGATTGTGGGCACTAATGGTGCTGGGAAATCAACCGTCTTAGATGCCTTGACTTTTGTGTTGTATGGTAAGGCTTTTAGAAAAATTACTAAGCCTCAATTAGTTAATACTACTAATGAAAAGAATTGCTTAGTTGAAATTGATTTATCTATTAATAGTATATCTTGGAAAGTAGTAAGAGGAATTAAACCAAATATTTTTAAGATCTATAGAGATGGAGAGTTATTAGATCAAGATGCTCATGTTTTAGATCAACAGAAGTGGTTGGAACAAAATGTTCTTAAGATGAATTATAAGTCTTTCACTCAAATTGTTATTTTGGGTTCTAGTACTTTTGTTCCTTTTATGCAATTGACTGCTGCTAATAGAAGAGAAGTTATTGAGGATCTTTTAGACATTAAGATCTTTTCTACGATGGGTAATTTCGTTAAAGATAAGATGCGTGTGATAAAGGATGATGTTAAAACATTAGAATTAAAGAAAGAATCTCTTAGTGATAAAGTTGTTATGCAAAGGGAGTTTATTGGGGAGATAGAAAATCGTGGCAAAGAGAATATAGAAGAAAAGAATAATAAGATTAATGAACTTGATCAGTCTGTATCAAAGTTAATAAAGGATAATGAATTCTATGAAGGTGAAGTAGTAGGATATACACAGATGCGAACTCAGAGTGATGGTGCTGCAGAGAAACTTCGTAAGTTATCTGGATTAAAAGGTAAGATTTCTAATAAGGTAGCAACGATTACTAAAGAGC